GGCTGCATGTAGCTTTCGTTCTCGTTCAGGATCAGCCCGCGCGTCGGCGCCGGAAACGTGGTCGTCTCCTGCTTGGTGGCGACCTGCGGGTTGACCGGCACCCGGCGGAAGGCGGCGTGCTGTGCCATCAGGGACCTGTCATCGGATATGGATAAGATACCTTGACGATGCTCGCCAGCGTCCTGCGGCCGATCATGATCGACGCCGGGCTGTCGGCGCCCTGCAGCTTCGACATCGCGTCGCCGAACGTCCCCATGTCCTCGGCGTAGGCGCCGCCCTTGTTGGCTTTCCACTGCCAGATCATGCCGAGTTTGTGGACCCGCTCGTCGATCACGAACACGTCGCCGTCGGCTTGAAAAGCGTCACCGAAGCCGCTGCTCGCGAGCTGGATGCAGTTCTTGTCGAGGTAGGCGAAGTAGGCGGTGGTGCCGGCGCCCATCGCCGGAAAGATGTGCATCTGCCCGCCGAGCATGGTCCACTCGCCCCAGGCGCTGTACTCGCTGCTGGCGCGGCGGTTCAGCCACTCGTCGGTGTCGGGGACGAACAGCATCGGCGATGATGTCGACGTCGAGCGCCACACATTGGACGTCAGCAGCATGCGCTTGTAGTTGGCCGGCAGATTGAATGCAGTGGTAACGCCGTCGCCGATGAAGGTCTGCGTCTTCTTCAGCCGGGTCCAGTCACGGGTGTCGTAGGCGATGCGCTGCGCCATCTCGTTGGCGAGCGAGAGCATCTCCTGCATGGTGCGGTTGCCGGTGATGCTGGAGAACACGCTTTGCGGAATGGCGACGCCAACCGCCGCGCAGACATCCTTCACCACCGACAGCAGCGTCATGCCGCGCTCGCTTTCTCCACCCGCAGATCACGCGCCATCCGCCGCAGCGTCTTGGTGTTGACGGCGCCGATCGGCGGCTGGCCAGTGTGCGTGGTGATGTACTCGCGGAGCTGGTTGATATCCATGCCGTCGAACTCATCGGCCGGCTCAAACGACACCGCCTGCTTGGGCGGGATTGGCTTTGCAGCCTTCGCCTTCAGCGCCGCGAGATCTTCCTCCATCACCTGGTTCTTGGCGCGGAGCGCCTCCAGCTCGGCCTGTACCTGGACGCTGCTGGCGCCGGACTGGCTCTCCTGAATATATTCCACCGCGGCGTTCTTCATCTCACGCCCGCCGTGGCCGAGGTTCTTCAGCTCTAACCCGTCGATCGCGGCCAGTGCCTCCACCGTGTAGATGTTCTGCGCGCGGAGTTCAGAGCGGCGGGCCTCGGTCAGGAAGGCGGCGTATTGCAACGGCGTGCCGGACTTGGTCTGGACCGAGTGCGACTTGAACTGCTGGTACTGCCGACGAAAACGCTCAGCGTAGGAGACCTTGATTTGTACGCCAGTCGCTGGGTCAACGCCCCAATGCGAGAAATCCGTCGCCATGTAAGCGCACCAGTTCTTGGACCCAGGGTAGCGCAGCTCGACAATTTCCTCATCGTCGAATACGGGACGGCCCGCCGTAGCGGATTTATTGGTGTTCTTGAACGCTGCGTTTTTGAATACCGCGACAACAGCGTCGTCGGGATCTTTTGAAGCCATGCTGTGTTCCTTCGATGCGGTTACGAAAAGCCCGGCGCCGCCGCTCCCACAGCGGCGCCAGGGTGGTTTTCGTCAGGGCCGGGTGTCTAGGCCGCCCAGACGAAATTTATGCCGCCGGGTTGCTATCCCTCAGTCTCCAGTTGAACATCGGATTGGTCTGGGTGAGCTCGCCCATCCAGCCGATGAACTGGGCGATGGCGTCCTTGTCGATCGGCATCTGGCCGTCGCCTTCGAACAGCTTGTCGAAGTTGCGGTTGGGGTGATAGCGGAGCCGGAACGTATCGGTGTTGAGGCCGAACGTCGTATCCGCCGGCATATTACTGCCGATACCGCCGTCGAGGACGATCTCCGCCCGCTTGCCGCCGCCGATGTATTCGAGCGCCGAGAAGCCGAGCTTGCCGAGGGAGGTTTCGTTCTGCTGGCGCTGGATCGCGATCGTGGCCGCGTCATAGGCCGCGTAGTGCTCCGGCGACATGACCAGGAGATCCGCGTAATCCTTGCCGCGGCTCTGCTTGGTCATGACGTAGTTGAGCATCGGGCGGATGGTCGCCGAGGTGACTTGTGTACCGATCGCGGCGGGGATCTGGATGGCGCCGCCGGCGCTGCCAGACGCGTCGTAGGTCTTGGTCTGCCAGATCGTGGCGGTGGCGCGGTCGATACCGCCGTACAGTCCGGTGTTGACGATGACCGGCACAGCCGTGGCCAGGCCCGTCAATTGCTTGCCGCCGTTGGCGGAGCCATCGCCATACAGCGCGACGTCCATCGCATCTTCCAGGGCGCGCTCGGCAGCTTCCATGTAGCTGTCGTATACGTCCATCAGCTGCGCTTCGCCCTCGTTGTTCAGGATCTCCTGCATCGAGAGCACGACCGGCACGACGACCTGCTTCGGGTCGTAGTAGGCATCGTTGAACAGGTCGATCGCCGGGTTCAGCAGCTGATCGTAGCCGTTGTACCACTGCGCGACGTTCTTGCTGACCTGCAGCGTCTGGCGGATCCGGGGACCGCTATAGGTCTGCCACAGGCCTTTGCGCTTCAGCACCGCCAGCAGCGCGTTGTTGTTGCTGACGAGGTCTTCGTAGCCTGACGATCGATCCTCGATCGCCATCGACAGGATCTGCTGGTAAGCAGCATTCGTAGTCACATTGGGCATAGCGCCTCTCCATCGGGTTCAGATCAGAGGCCGCCGTTGACGCGCCTGATGGCGCCAGCGATGGCTTCGCGACGACCGACAGGCTTCTCGCTCCGCTGCCGTGGTGCCGGACCTGAACCGGACGCACTTGGGGAGCCTGAAATAGACCTGTCTGCGGGGGCGCGCGTCTGAGGCGCTGTGGGGCGGGTCTGAGCCGCAGTGGTGGCCGGCTTGAGTAGCTCGGCCCTTCGGTACGCGGTCTCCAGATCGAAGCCGAGCTTGAGCTCCGCTTCGATCAGGGTGCCCAACTCGTCAAACCGGGGGTGACTGTCCGCGAATTGATCGACCTGGGAACGCGTGTACGTGAATTGCTGCGCACTATGCATCTGCTGCAGCTGTTCTTTCAAGCCCCTAACTTCCTGGTGCAGGGCACCGATCTGGCTGGTGGCGGCCTGCTGGGCGTTGCCGATCTGCACCTGCTTGAGCGCCTCCGGTGACTGGCTCAGCACGTGATAGGCAATGTCGCGCAAGCCGATCTTGGCGCCGTTGGGCGCTTTCAGGCCGAGATTGTTGACGATGACATCGAGCCCGCCGACGATATCGGCGCGCAGCTTCTGCTCCATCGAGGTGTAGTTGATCAGCGCCTGCTCCAGCGTGGTGCCGTGCTGTTCCGCCATCTGGTGGAAGCGCGCGACCGGCCGGAAGGCGTCGTGGGCGCCCTTGTAGACCTGGTAGGCCTTGGCGAACTCGTTCTGCACCCGGTGGATATCGCCGCGCACCGTCTCCGGCGTGCCGGCCCAGTCAGCCTTGGCGGCGTCAGTCATCCGCACCGGTGGCTCCCGGAACGGCGCGCTTTCGTGCAACGGCGCGTATTTCGGCTTTTGCGTACCCTCTGCGGCGGTTTGCGCAGCGGTTTGCGCAGCCTGAGTTGCGTCCGGTTCGGTCCGCTCGCGGGGTGCGAACCGGCCGCGGTCGCGCGGCTGCGGGCTGTCGAGGGTCTTGGCGTCCTGGTCGTCGGGGCGCTTCTTCAGGTTAATTTTAGGCCTTTCGGCCTCGGTCGCTTCCGGCGGCTTGTTGTGGCCGGGCTTGGCGTCGGCCGGCGCGGCCTTGGCCGGCTCCGGCTTTGGCGCCCTGGCGCGGGCCTGGGCAGCGTCCTGCTGCTTGGTAGCGCGATCAAAGGCGGCCTGGATCGCCTCCCGCCGCGACAGCGGCCGGTGCTTGGAGCCCTCGACGTCGCCGACCGGCGCCTGCGGCGCCTGCGGGCCGACCGGGGTGGGGCTGTTCGGCGGGCTGGGATTGACCGGAACTTCGGTTTGGGTCTGAGGGGTGGGGTTAGGCGCAGACGGCGGCGCGCTCGGCGCTGATGTGTCGGACATGAAGGCGTCTCCCGCCGGGCTGAACCGGCTGTGCTGCACGGACAGCCGGTCCGTGCGTGCGGAGACACCCTGAATTTATGTTACCGGAGTAACCCGGTGGCCGGCCTTATATTTCTCGATCGCGTTCTTCAGCGACTGCCGCCGGCGGATTTTGGTTTCCTTGATATCCGTCGCCCGCGACTTCGGCTTGAACTTCTCAGTGCCGACTTCGGTCAGGCCGTGGGAGCGGCCGACCGCGCGGAACTGACGTTTACTGGTGTAGAATTTGCCGTCAACCTGCTCGGTCGGTTCCATGGTGTCGGAAATGACATAGGGCAGCGGCAGCTCGCCGCGCTTCGGCGGCTCGGCCTGGGTCACGAAGGCCCAGCTGGTCGGGCCGGTCTGCATGTAGACCCTGGTCACAGCGGCGGCACCACGAAGGTGACCGGCAGACCACCCTTCGGCAAGGTGACCTTCGTCACCGGAATGCCACGACCATTCGCGGCCTCGGTCACGGGCACGCCAAGCTTCGGGGTGGTTGCCGTCACGTCGATGACAGGCAGGCCACCAGACGCTACGGTCACGACCGCTAGTCCCATAGCGAGATCCTACTTTTTCTTGACCTTGACGACAGTGGTTTTCCTGACCCCGACCGTGGCGTAGTCGCCTTCCTCCCTGGCCAGTTCAAGTTCCTCTTCCATCTCGTCAGGATCGCCCCATCCGCTCTCCCGCGCGCCCGTCTCTTCCGCCGGCTGGAACTCGAACAGCTGCGGCTCCGTCTCGCCGAACGGTGTGACCACCGTCACCGGGTACTCGCCCGGCGTCGTCGCCGTCGACGGCTTGACGATCGTGGTCACCTCGGTGTCGGAGACCCACTCGGTCGGCTCCTGGCCGCCGTTGAACGTGATGTAGGCGGCCGGCGTGAAATTGCTGCCGATGCATTGCAGGATCAGGTCGGCGCCGCCGATAACGGCCACCGCCGGCTGCACCTGGGACAGGATCGGCACCCGCGGCTCGCCTTCTCCGATCTCCGGCAACGCCGGCGGTTCGTTGATGCTGGGCGGCGTGAACGACTGCCGGCTGGTCTGGGGCTCGTTGACCGACAGGGTGCTGGGGCGGTTCATCGCCGCGTCTCCGGGGGCGGAGCGGCGGGATCCGGCACGGTAAAATCCGGCGGCGGCCCCGGCTCCGGCGGCGTCGACGGCTCGTTGTCGCCGCGCGCGGCCTCGATCTTCTCGACCTGCTCCGGCGTCAGGCCGTGGTACTGGCCCTCCGGCGCCGGCGGT